CCAGGGTTGGTCGTAATTAGGAAGGTACTGGTTGAATCAGGATTTGTTTTCCAGTTTCTATCTACTGTGCAAGTTTTTGATGTTCCATCGTATTCAAGAATCAGCCTGGACTGGCCTGCACCTGTGCCACTGATAATGGCGATCTGTCCAGGATCGAATGCACCGTCAACGGACGAGGCGCCGGTGTCGAGTTGTATTTGGTTATTCCCTGTGCCTGGGCCTTGTGCCACATTTGTTCTGATGACACCATTGGTTGTCTGGTTCATAACCCCGGTGATATCCATTATCACGGACCCTAGGGAGTTATTAATCGTCTGAGAGATCTGCCCGCGAATAAATACCTCACCACCGGTTCCTGTAACCTGCGCCGTGCCTCCGTTGGTAAACTCCCAAGAGCTTACGGTCGTTGCCGCGATGTTAATAGCGTCGAGGCCACCGCTAAACGCTCTGATATTGACAGTAGAGCTTGCGCCGATGCTGTTGTAGTCGATCATTGGTGAGCTACTGCCAGCGACACCTGACCGGCCATCGTCAAAGAAATAGTCACCGGCCGATCCCAGAGTCATAGTGCTTAAGTACCGGCAGAAACTTTGACTCGACGGCGGGACAGTGGCAACACCTATGTTACAAGATTTGTAAGTTGGCGGGGTGGCAGTCGCAACGCCTATCCCTGTTATCGTAGCGCCAAAGAATACGGCACCTTCGATAGACTGTCCGCCTTGGGCTATTGTCGCCCCAGTGCCGAAAATGGTGTAAGCGTCCGAGTTTGCTGAAAGCGCTATAATCGAAGCAGCTGCCAGATTAAATGCCTTAAGCCCTACAGCTGGGTTTGCCGATAATGTTAGCGCTGCGGCCCATGTCGATACTGGGTTATCCGCCACGCCATCAATGAAAGGTTCTGTATTGGTATTGGATCGAGTAGTGTCAACCCAAATTCGACCGAGGGCATAGCCGACAGATCTGGATGTGGATGATTTGGATACAAAAACTTGGTCAGTATCGAAGCTTGAGCTGGTCAGCCCTGTGCCACTTATACGGACCTGCACTTGACCTGTAATGTCAGTCACAACCATATTGGCAAACATGGTAAATTGGCGTACTACGTTAGAAGCGGCGTTTGTACCTACCAGTGTTCCTATCTGCACCCATACTGGTGACGCGTCTGACCCTGTATTACCTTCGATAGTGAAATTATCATTATTACTAGTGTAGACGCCTGTAAATGTAATACTGACAGGCGCAGCATCGCCTCCTATGTCAAATTTATAAATGGCTGACAACACACCGGCGGCATCAGTTAGCTCGTGTCGAGTACCGTCGAGTGGACCTGTGGCGTCTTCATCATTGACTTCTGTGCCTGTAGTTAATGTAAATCCGTTCGGCGATGGGATGGCCGACACATTGATAGCCGCGCCTACGTTCGCAATCTGACTGACTTGAGACCTTGACGCTGGGGCGGTGTCGTCTGTATATCCGGTACCGTCGTACATATCCTCGAAGTTATCCATCGCCGCAGCACTGGCGCCTACCTCAGCGTTGACCGTTATACCTGCGGCGGCCGATACCGTCTGCCCGCCGATCTTGGCTGCGTTGACAGCCTGGTCTGCTGCTAGCTCTGCGCTGGTGATACCGGTGAGGCCTGCGCCTGCTGCGCCGATCCGCGCGAACGAGTCTCCGGTCTGTGGTGTGTGCCCTGTGACGACTGCGACTTCATCAAGCACCCCAGCTGTCAGGCTAATATTTGCGGCTAGGAGCGCGTTATCTGTGCCTCGCATCGCTGTAGTTGGTATGGCGGCGATGGCTGCGGTATGGTCAGCTGTTTGTGCCACGCTGGCAGTATCAAGGTCGAACGCATGTTGGGCACTGGCGTTGCCGTATGTCTCCAGCTCTACCGAGTGGTCAAGCCATACTTTAGTCGCGGTTTGGTCCACAATATAGAGTTTGACCCTGGCAGCCTGCATCTCGGCAGCAGTCAGAACGATGGAGTAGCCCTGTCCCTCGTCAGTCGGCAGGTTCGTGGTGGTGGTCTCCACCCCCTCATCCCGCATGACTTTGATGTCGCCTGATGCGAAGGTAGCAGCGATCTCGAAGTCAACCCCGTCAACCTGAAACAACGAGAATAAGATCGTCGCTGATTCACCGTACTTCCTTAAATCTGCCATCATCTGTACCCGTTAAGCCGTCGTCTTAAAACGATTATTCCGCCTGGTGCTACCACCGGCGTCACAGTGAACGTAGGTGTGCTGACCACTGAGCTTGAGCTTAGCACCAGCGCCGATGCCGGGATGGTCGGTGTGATCGTCTCAGTAGCTGTTATGTCATAAGCTGCTGCTGCCGTCCACGTTATTGTAACAACTGTGTCGCTGGTACGCACGACCGCAGTAACAACCTCCTTGTCGCGGATCTCTTTGTTCCAGCCTAGGAGCTCCAGCTGCGCGCTGTCGAAGCCATTGATGATCGCTTGGCGTACGGCGTTAAATGCTGATCCTGCTGCGACCCATGTGTCACCGGTGAGTGTGAGGATGCTCGTCTCTCCGCCGGCTACATATTCAACTTCTGTTTGGGTGGGGACTGACGTGCCAGTTGTTACTGAGGTTACTGCTGCTACTGATGGGAAGTTGTATATCTGTGCTGTTGTAGGCTCCCATAGCTGAAATGGGTCTTTATCTAGCGATCTATACTCAGCCTCTGTTATCGGCCTATTAAATCCGACAACAGCAAGGATACTTATATCCTCATTGGCATCCACAGTGCTTTCGGGATCGGCGCATAAATTAGGTATAGCTGGGTTATACGTGCCTGCTGATGAACCTGTATGGGTCCCCTTATTACCATCACTGTATAGTGTTCTGTCCGCGTCACCTGCCCGAACAAAACAGGTAGTGTGCAAACTTCTAGTTGTATCTATCGCAACTGAGACCGGGCCTAACTGTAATCCACTACCCGCAGCGTTCCGGATTACCCAGTTTATTACGTTTCCTGTCTCTTGGTTTATCTTATATATCTGAGTGCCGTTAGGACGCTCAGCGTATATAGTCGAGCCATTTATTGAAATGTTGTAAGTCGTTTGCTCATATATTACATAGAGTGTGCTTTGGGGTAAGGGCGCAAGATTTGCAGCAGATGGGGCTGTCCACGCTGAATCAGTCAGCGCTGTAGTGCAGCCGATACCTTTTGATTTGCCGAGAGTCTTAAATACCCCATCTGTACCGATAACTAAAGGAGACAAACCATCTCCTATGACTGAGATGATCCCTCTCGTTATCTTGTTTGAGCGGTCTATCTTAATTAGCTCTAGAGGCTTCTTGCCGGGGGTAGCAAAGTCGTAGTGGTGTTCTTTTAATACCTCAAACTGAGACATTAAGTAGCCTGTCCCTGCCAAGCACGGGCGGTGAGCTTAAAGACGAAGTTTGAGTCGGTAGCGTTGACTGTTGCGCCTAAGTTGTTGTCGAACACAAGTGATAGGTACCGCTGGGTGTGGGTAAAGGTTCCGCTGCTAACCATTTTAGTTGTGTCGGCCTCCTCCGAGATTACAGAGCCGATATAGTGTAGATTTCTGATCTGGTCAACATCACCTAGAGCTGCGTCTGATGCGCCTACGTCGCCGTCGATCTGAGTCGAGTCGTCATCTGGTGCGCCTGCTCGATAGAAGTCCCCTGTGCCTCCTTGTGTGGGTGTCGCTTGTGATAACAACTCACCTGACCAATCAAAGATCGAGGCTCTTGGTGCACCCCCTAGATCAATCTGAACAGAGACTCGACCAGCACCGTCAACCACTCCTTCAACTGACCATGCGTGATCCGCCCCGGCCTCACCGTTGATCTTGACTGTGGACTCAGCAGTTATAAAACTCTTTGACGTGGTCATTGGTTACGCTCCCATCTTCGCACGGGCCTGTTCTACATGCCCCTCTTTAACCTTGCCTTGGTAGGCTAACTCTTGCGCCCGACTGATAGCCTCTACCCTTAAATCTGATAGGGCCGTGATTGTTCCAGACGTGAAGCCAAATGCATCTTTCATGACGTCCTCGGCTACCCCGAACGGGTCGAACGATGGCATCCCTAACAAACCCCATACCCGCGTAGACGCATCGCCTGCCAGGCCCATTAGCGCAGCCGGTTCGATAGCTTCCAGCACTTCAGTTGACGACAGCTGTGTTTTGTTCCGGCTCCGAGTAAGCCCGTTCATAGAGCTGGCGACTTGAATGTTTGTCATTGCGGTATAACCTAGACCAAGAGGGTCAAGAGTCATCTCGTCAATAAGGATCTGTATACGGCCCATCATTCACCTCTAATATCTCAATATTCCGAGTTTTTGCGATATGCCTTGCCCGATCCTCTGAACAGGCTTCAATTACTACAACCCCATCGACCTCAACGACCCAGTCTCCTGAGTCGGCCTGCCTGATGGTTGCTGGCTAGCTACTCATTTGCGCCGTCCTTTATTAGTTTGCTTGAGTCTAACACAAACCTTGCACGCATAAAAAAGCCCATCTAAATGACGGGCGATTTGAGGGGAGTTGGTCTGCTACTCGATCTGCTCCGATTTCTTATACAGCCAGGACTTTAATGTCTCTTTGGGGATGCAGATACCAGTGACTTGCTGGACCGCGTGCTGCACCTGCATCCTCTCCAGACCTTTTTCGATGTGCAGGTACTGCGCTAAGCCTTTGAGGAACTTCGGATACCGGCCGCCTTTCCCAGCTGCATCCAGCGCGCCAGTTGGCTCTAGCGACACGATGGCGCAGTTGTTGGCTGCTGCCCATGCGTACGCCATGGCCTCTGAGTGCTCCTTTACGGCCTTGAGCAGCAGTGGTCTAAGCTCGCTACAGATCGCTCTTGATATCTTGGCTGTATTCTGCATCGTCACCTTGCTCCTGTACCTCTGACAGATAGGTGCCGTCCATACGCGCAACCATCTCGCCAAGCTCGCCAATAATCACATCGCGATCTGCGGAATCCTCCATGAAGTATTCCAGTAGTGGCTTGATTGCTTCCGAAACCTCTAGCGGCACGATGGCGCAGCTGTTGGCTGCTGCACATGCCTTGGCTTGGTCTAGGGTGATCTGCTCCAATCGGATACGTCCTTCGCCATTGCACTCTTCACATCTTTCTCTGAAAGAAGGACGAGGGGCGCCTCGCTTCCCTCTGTAAGTGACTCCACGCCCATCGCATTTATGGCACTTTTCGAATCCATCACTCATCGTTCACCACCTCGATCCGCGAGCCTAAGTCCACATACTGATCACCGCAGCTTCCGTCTTCCTTATCGCAAGCCATCCGGAGTTTATTATATTTGTCGCAGAATTTGATCGGGTGCGCCAGGCCCATGTATTTCCGGTCGCCGCCGGTGGCGCACTCTTTACGCTGCTTTGTCATCGGGCAGCTCCTTACAGTGCTTGATCATTTGCTGGCCGTACCACATGGCCTTTTTGATTGACTCCAGGCCGCCCTTAAGCCGCTCACGCCACTGATACTTGATCATGTTGCCCTTGCAGTACCCTCGGAACTCATCGTCCGTCAGCGCCGCGCGGATGGCGTCGATGCACTCGATCTCACCGGCCTTGTAGTGCGGCGGCTCGTTGACCATGTCGGCTGGCGTAGCAAGTACTGGTGGCGAGTGGCTGCCGGTCTCAACAACTTCCATCGGCGTCCCGACTGTAAACATGACAGGTAGCTGTGTAATCGGACGTGCTTGAGCGATGTCATGGAGCAGCATCAAGTCGGTGGAGCGATAAAAAGATATCGAGACACCGTTGCGTGATACATCACTCAGAATGAAGTACTCAGCCCATGTGGGCACCCATGATTTGCTCATTTCGATTTGCTCCTTGGTTTTGTTCAGTCGGTAAATCTAAAGAACCACAGAAGAAAGTACGGCCACAAGGTTATCGCTAATACAATAGCCAGTGGCAACTCCCACCAAACGCCAGTGTTGTCACTGCCATAATCTGCGATGACGCTGATCGCAGGTACTATGAACACGGTCACCATGCCAACGATCAGGTAGATCAGCGCCAGCACGATGACGAAGTCTTGGCTCAGGTATGGCAGCTCAACGAGCGCCCACTGGATCGGAGTCATTTTTGAGGTTCCTGTGTAGCAACAAGCTTATACAAAGCTAAGTCGATATCTGATAGATCGTCACCTATTGTCAGTTCCCGCCTGTGGTGCATAATGCCAGCACTTAACCGTTCAACCCTGGCCGTCAGTTGATCACGTTCACTCTTAAGCTTCTTGACTTCGACGAGGATGATGCCGAGCTTCTCAGTGACGGTATCCACTTCTGCCACTGTCGGCAGTTTCACAATCCGAGAGCTGGCGAGTGTGGATAGTGGTATCCTGAGCTCGTCGACCATAGTTCCTGCACAGGAGTGTGCGTTCGACGTGATCGTGGCGCCGGAGGTTAGCGTCAGCTCGATCGTTGGGTTAGGCGTTTTGGTAGTCATTTCAGCATCCCCTGCAGCTTCTTCATCCCGATCTGGATCTTATCCAACTGCGCCCTTGCATCGACGACTTGCTTAGAGAGCTGCTGCATGTATCCGACATTAATCAGCTGGCTGTCAGTCCAACCTTTATCGACAAACTCTTGATACGAGTGCTTGGAGCGCATCTCATAACCTTCAGGGCAGCTCGATGGAGCTGGTGTGTGTTGGATCTGCTCAGCGTCCTGATCGTAATATATCGCGCGCCAGAGTGTATCTATCTGACACTGCACCTGCTGCATCGTTACGCCTTTGTTGCGTATGAGCTTACCTACGAGTTGCACTGTATCCACTGCTGCGTCTCGGAGTGGTTTAGAACTCTTTGGCGTCGGTGCTTTAGAGGTAGCTGCATTCATTTCGCTGAACGGTATTTTTGCAGCAGGTCGATCGGCCAAGCCGACAGCGATCTCTCGGTTGAGCTGAGTAAGCTGGTAGGCCGCGTCACAGCGAGTGCTAAACTCGTCGCCGGTATCGCACAGACACTGACTCATCGCCTCAGCTGCACGTACCGCCACGCTCCGGAGACGCTCGTAGCCCTCGGACAGGCGGGTCTGGCGCAGCGTAGCCTCTCGCAATACCTCCACGAGCAGCATCTCGCCGAGTGACGATCCGATGATATCCTCGACGGTGATCGGCACGCCGGTAACTCCGGCCTCCTTGCCGAGCTCATTGATCGCACTTAAAAGCACCGGACGGATCGGCTCTGGTACCGGGCTGATTGAAGTGACCGCGCCGGGCTTTATTGACGCCAGTAACTTATCGAAATCTTCAGGCTTCGAGCTGCCGGTAACGTGGATCTGATTGGCGTCACGGCTAAAATTTGTGGTATCCAGGACTACGAACCGGCGGTCGGTCGATGGGAGTTTAATTAGATCGGCAGAGTTTGACACTGCAATTAAGTTTGGAGCGTCGATGTAGCTAACCGGCTTCATTTTTTGATTTACTTCGATCTTTCCTGGAGTAGCCATCACCTTAAGGAACTCTAAGTGGTTGGGATTCGAGACATCTATCCCCTCTACAATCAAGGTATGCGGGCTGTCCTTTAATGCGTATCCGATGTCGAACGGACTCCGGAATGCCTCAACATCTACGACCGTCGTGAGTGTGCCTAACATCCCAGCAACTGCGCGTGCGATCGTCGACTTACCTGAGCCCTGCGGTCCTTGGATAATTAGTGCCTTCATGATCTTCTCCTATACTTTGTATGATAGATTATAACATAGCTGAGCGGTTATCAAGAGCCAACTCACCCGCATCTCTAAAAAATCCTTTGAACTCGTGATATCTCCAGAGGTACACGCGGGATCGGTCGATGAGTTCCCTCACGCCAGTCGGGTCGTAGCGCCGCACAAGTAGCTCACCGGCCAGCTTCTCCAGTCCACGCTGTAAACTGAACGGGTCCTGGAGCGCCACACACACTGAGTACGCCGACACCAGCGCCTGGCTGTAATATCGCATGTCCACCGGTCCGAACATCATCTCGAACACGCCGCACCATGTGTGCTCAGCGTCTAAGGTGCGCGGCCAGAACTTCTCAATCATCTCGTCGGTCACTGTGGCGCGCTGCCGACTGATCGCCCGGTGGAGCAGCGACTGGATCAGGAAGATCTTGACCACGCGGTACTCGGTGCACGACGGGCCTAGACGGATCTGATATCGGCCCTTGCGCCCTCGGATGCCCTGCTTTTCTTTGATGTCCTTGGCGTCTTTGCGTACCTGCAACAGGCTGTGGTCAGCTGTAGGGATCTGCACCGAGAGGGCGACGTCACGCCACAGCAGCTGCGTCGGCCGGTCGTCGGGGAGTATGCAGAGGGTGGTGTTGGTGATCACGAGCTACCCCTTGACGTTAATTATCGGCTTAATGTACGCGACCACATCGACCAGATCAGCCTGTAGCGCCATGACTTCGAAGATGTTCTTGTATGCCATCGGCGACTCGTCCAGCGTGCTGTCGCATACCTTCGCGGTCACACCTCGCATGGCTACCTTGAAGTCATCGGTGTGCAGTTCACGCTTGGCCTGCTTGCGACCCATCACACGACCAGCGCCATGGGAGCTGGACCACAGAGCATCAGGGTTGCCCTTGCCACGCACGATGAATGTCCCATCCCTCATGTTGCCGGGTATCACCCCCATCATCCCCGCTTCGGCGTGTGTCGCGCCCTTGCGGTGAATCCACAGACCATCACGTTCTTCGGCGTGGTTATGATTCCGGTTGATCAGTGAGGCCCATAGAATCTCACCGGTGCAATAGTTAGTCATGGCAGCCTGGACCCGGTGCAGCATCTCCTGGCGATTAGTCAGTGCGTACGCCAGTGCCAAGTTCAGATCGCGGATGTAGCACATGCCGGCATCGCTCTTAACGTCCAGTCCGAAGTGTCCCTCCTTGACCTTGCCGGTGCCTGATGCCAGCCGCATGTATTCAGTAGCGACACCGTGACCGACACCGCGCGAACCTGAGTGAATGATGATCCAGACTACGTCAGCCTTGTCGTATCCAATCTCGATGAAGTGGTTGCCGCCGCCGAGGGTACCCAGCGCGCGGAATCCTTTCCTACCGTCGAACGCCTTACGCCCAAGCTCAGTCAGGTCGTCGGGATCGAGGTGACACTCAATCGGCTTGTCGTTGACGTGGAACCCGACCGGCACTCGACGATATATCTCATCGAAAATACGCTTGCTCGCGTACTTGATCTCATCGACGTTGAACGTCGTCTGCACTGCACACATACCACAACCGATGTCGTAGCCGACCCATGAGGGCACGATCACACCGTCAGTAGCTACCACTGCACCTATCGGCAAGGTGTAGCCGGTGTGGGCGTCAGGCATCAGCGCACCTTTAACCGCGAAGTCTTGCTCCATCGCACTGTTGAACTGATCCAGTGCTGTCTGCTCTAGATGCTCAGCGTAAATTTTAGTTTGCTTCATAGGTTTACTCCTTTACATGTCTCGCACGGTATTGATACTAATGCCTGCTGATCGTCATATCCCTCGACGAACTCCATCTCACCGGCGCCACTGCAGTCCGGGCAGTTCGACTTGACGCCCTTGAACCCGCCCAGCTTCTTGACCGTGAAGTTCGCGGCTTGTGCGGTCGCCCTGGCCATCTGATGGTACTCACGGTTATGCTCCCATAAGGTCATGGCTGAAATGGCAGAGTCCGCACACAGCTCACATAAGAGCTGCTTACCATCAGTGCATCCTGGTCGCTGTTCCCCATGCGGCGTGCTGAACTCACGCAGCGGGACTTCGGATAGACAGCTCATGCATCCTCGGACACAGCCATCGTCGAGCATCCAGATGTAATCAGTCATCACTTATCTCCTGCACAATTTTCTGAATTCGGTCTTTTAATTTGCCGTCATTTCTAGTGTCGATCATCGCCTGTAGTAGGTAGCACTTCATTTCTGTAAATGCAGATTGTCTAATTTCTGCTGCGCTCATCAGGTAATTTCCGCAAACTTTATCTATCTGCGCGGTGATCAAATGAAGTACTTTGTCCGAGTCAACACCACTGTTATCAAGTATCGCCTTAATACCATATTCATCAGTCATCGTCGGTCTCCACCATGTCGTCGCGTTCAGCCTGCTCGGCCATCTCTTCCCTTAGATCCTCGTTTTCGCACTCGTTAAGGTCAGCACGGTTGGCCTCACAAATCGCACAGCGAGAGCGATGACTCAGCGGGAAGGCGTCTCGCTTACATTGGTAACATTTAGTCATCCCAGTACCCTCGGTTCGTTTTGTTCCAGTCCGCTCGACCACGGCCTCGGCCCTTGCCGCCGCGTCGGGGTTCTGAATATGCTATTGCTGGTGGCTCAGGGCACGAGATGTAGCGGATGGTGTCGACGCGACCGAAGATTGCATCCTCTCCAGTTACCGATCGGGTCGCTGGTATCTCATCGACGATCACTATCTCGGCGCTGACCTCAAGCGTGATCGCGGTGGCTAGCGCTGCTGCGCTGTCTGTCGTAAGTATGATTACGTTATTCTCCATGTGACCTCCTAGACCAACAGGTCGCGCAGTGTGACGCTATTGAGGCTCTCGCCCACTCGGCGCTCCACGGCCTTCCAACCGGTTGCCTCCTCGGCGGGCTGCTCGTGTATTGCGTTGACGATCTGGGCGACCGTGATATCCAGGCTGGTTACCACGTAGCCGCCGCCGGGGCCGCGCGTGCTGATCACCAGCTCGGCCTTACGGAGGTCGGCGAAGATCTGCTCCAGGTACGAAACTGAGGCGTCTTGCGTCTTGGCGAGGGATGTTAATGAGACGGGATAGCCGTGAATGGTAAAATCGAACGCCAGGTTGGCCATGGCGATCACAGCGTGTTTTGACTTGGTTCCGATGAGCATGGTGGTGACCTCTAGAATTGTAGGTACTTAGAGTATAAGCCTACAGATCCTAGGGGTCAATGTGTTTGCTACCGCATACGCGATCGACGCACGGTGTCGTAAGTTTCAAAAGCCCAGATTCGCTCGTCACCAAGCTCGCATTCGCAGGCGTATTTATACATTTTGGCAGCTGCGGATTCAATCGCCTCCAAGGCCTCATCTTTTAGCTTTTTCAGATCTTCTTCAGTCATGATTTAGTCCTCTTGACCACCGTCGCACGAATAAAGATCCGGGCGGGCTCGCCCCGGTACGCCTTCGCATAGATCGACTGAGTGGCTAGTTTGTTGGTAGACCGGCCGCACAGCGACGCCAGGTGCAGCGACGCGGATGATGCACCGGTGCCCTCTTTGACCTGATATATCGACCACGTACCTAGCGGTGCGTTAGCTAGCACGTGTGGCGGGATCGAGCCCATGAGGTACTTGGACTCCCAGTTCGCCAGGTGTGGCCACTGCCGGTCGGACCCCGGCGGCGGTGTGTCGGCGAGCAGTGCGTCGATCAGATCTGCGTCACTCATGTCCCAGCTTTCGAGCGTCGTCTGCAAGCTTGTTTGCGGCATTGCGAACAATCGCAATCGCTCTACCCTGTGCGTCCTCTTTCGTTTTAGCTTCAGGCATGTGCTGGGTATTAATCCCAAGCTCTCGGCAGTGCATGACCCATTCCCCGCGGTAGCCGAGATAGCCGCTGGTTACTACCACCTTAAGATGGCCACTTTTCAGCGTCCAGGTTGTGGGCTTTCGCTCTATATCACCTTGGGCAAAACTTGTCGTATCGTTCCACATATAAACTCCTTAACACATAACAGTTATCTCACTCGGGCCTCCCGGTTCACTCTGTCAGCAGGTGCATTAAGTCCGCTAGCTTCCTGCCAGGGCGGTTAGTTATCGACGCTACGGCCATAGAACTGACCGCCAGCAGCTGTTGCGCTGTCAGGGGTACCATCGCCGCCGGTTTGTCCATCTCGACGCGTAGGAGCGCTGTCAGGAGGTTCTTACAGTCCTGCATCGTCGCACGACGTGCGCGGTGGTCGTTAGGGTCGGTGCGGTAGAACCCTTGCAGCCTTGCACGCGACAGTGGCAAGCACGCGCGGTTGTGCAGCTCCAGGACGAGCTTGTCACGGTCGGTGCCCGGGGCGTTGCTGCGGACCATCTTAGCGATGGCTGTATAAATTGCGTTGGGGCTCAGGGTTGGGAACGTGACCTTGCGCGGGCACGGTATGAAAACGGGTTTACTTACAAGGTTCATGATTTTGGTCTCCTGTTACGCTGGGATAGTCTGATTCAATACTCTATGATCATAAGCACCACCGTCGCCAGCAAGGTGTATGCAGACATCATGCGCTTTTTCTTCACTGTCATAGACGCCGATTACTTCGCCGCTATGGTGGTAGACAATCCAAATATCCATCGTTTTAACCTCAAAAGTTAATCAGTTTCACCTCAAAGCCCCAGCTAAGGGGCGTGTTTGGGTGATTTTTGTCGGGCCTCCCGTTTACTGCGTCGGGGCTAGCTCTACGGCGTTCTGGCGCGGCCCTTGCTTCGACGTAAATATCGGCTGGCATGCGAACGTCACATACTCCATGTTGCCGGTGGTGTCGTAGTACTTAATAACGAACCGCTTATACTCCAGGCAGCTATTAACAATGCGGTCCGCTTTAGCAGGCTGCACTACCGGCGGCGGTGCCTCAGGTTTAACAGGCGCGGACTGACTGCATCCTACTAAACTGGCGGATAGCGCTATCGCTATGGATGAAATGATGGGTTTCATTGCGTTGCTCCGGTTGGTATCCCGTGCCTAGCCACTCGCTGGAGTGGTCAGGCGGCATACTTACGCGGGGCGGACCACGTACCGATTGCCTACTTGCTCGCCGATGCACCCTAAGTGCGCCTCGCGAAATGTAACAGCCTCGCGCTCAGTTGCCGGAGTACCGACTTTAATCTCTCGCCCGGCTGGCGTGATACACCACAGTTGAAACAACTCTTGTAATTTTTGCATGTCTTAACTCCGATTAGTTACTTTGATGTACGCGCCAAATTCATAGCTCCAATATCCTGGCAGTAGCTCACCATGGTATCGGTAAGAACTGAACCCGCGAATAGTGTGCGGCACCCGTAAGACGTGTCGTATAATCCGCCCGTTGCTGTCAAGCACAGCGATTTTCTCTTTCGCCTTCCTCATGGTCTTAACTCCAATAGTTTCTATTTTCGCGCACGCGGCGCTGATTTGAGCGGGTAGCGCTCCGCAACTGCACCCTGGTAATCAAGGCGCAGCCGGTGCGGTACTTAACGGTAATATGTTTGGGCCTTGCGGTTGCGGATAGCAGCCCTAAAGCCAGCGCGCTCTAATCTACACCGGTCCGCGCGGCATGGCCTAGCAACATAACACGCCAGGTTTAGCCGGGCTCGCTCAGTCCAAAACGCGTAATTAGCAGCGGCGTCAGTGCTAATTTCTTCAAGTGTTGTCACTGGTCCGACTCCTTCCAAAGTCTTGCAGCCGCCTTTGCAACGCAGACGGTATCAGACAACGAGTAACCCGCCTCATACCCTTGCGTACAGCTCGCATTTGAGTAAGCTACTAGCCGCATAATTTCAGGTGAGATACGGGTACTATCCCAGCGGCTCAAGGGGATATCGTTAAGGTGCTCGTCTGTGCTACGCCGCAATGGCATTACACCAATGTGTGAAACTACGGAGCGCATGCACTTAGCGCCAAACTGTCCATAATAATCTGCGTAGCTTACGTCCTTGGCCATGTACTCCGCGCGGCAGTAGTTAATCCCAGCATCAAGCAGAGCATCAACCTGCTGTTGGCGTTTTTGCTGCAGTGCTACGCCGTTGCAAGTCTTAGGGTCCTGGCACTCGCAAAGGTGCTTGGATGTGCCTCCAACATAACGAGCGTTAGGACATGCTTGCATAGCTTTCTTGTAAAATAGTGGGTATTCCATGATCTGAACTCCAATAGTTTATGGTCGGTGCGTTTATCTGTGGGCGCTGTTTCCGGCTAAACCCTGGTTTCTATCGGCTGGGCAACCACTACCCCACTCGCCTGCAAGGACTCGAACCCTGCCACCGTACACAGCATGAGGGAATCGAACCCTCCACAGATAAACGCACTGTGTCCCGTGCCTGGTCACTCGTTGGAATGATCAGGCGGCATACTTACAGGCTGTTGGCGTAGCTCTGGAGCCACCCAGCGCCCACTGCTGCAGCGATGAATAGCAACCAGAATACTGACCAGCACAGCCAGCTTTTGATTTTGTTTAACTTGCTCCAATCATGGCCACGCATATCGACTAGACACTGGTGATAAATCCACTCAATTCTACCACGTGTGTCGATTAGCGTGTCTGGTAAGTGCGCCAGGTTGCGCATGATTGAAGTTCTTAAGATCCAGCAGACGTCTACCTTGCCAGTGTTCAGCTTATAGTCCCTCATAGCTGCGGTCTCCTATTCGTTGGATTGTATCCCGTGCCTGATCACTCGTTAGAATGGCCAGGCGGCATACTATCAGAGGATAATTACACGCTCTCGCTCAGCTTTGGTGTCTGGCATTACGGCTGGGTGAATATCGGAGACGGTAGCACCGTATGCTTTCGCCTCCTTTTCAGCGTAGGCCTCAACAGCTGGTCTTTTGCCTTGAACTATGTCGGTATGGGTGCCAACAGTATTCGTTAAGGTTACTTCGTATAGGTTCATGATTTTAGCTCCAATAGTTAATTTAAAATGCTGCGGGTTGAGCCAGGCGTGCAGTAGCAACGCTCGACGGGGGTGTGTCGAGTGCTGATGCTAGGGCCTGGTGACGGTTAGACGCTGCGGCAGCCACTCCAGATACCAGCGCAACCGGGTCGAACCCGGTCAGCAGTAGGACTGCAAAGAGTAGTGCGGTTTTGAGGTAGTTGCGCATGGTGTCGACTCCGGTTAGTCGTTGGTGGGGCGTGCTTTGATACTGTGAAGTATAGACCTTATAATATGATTTGTACTATTAAATTTATTTATAGTTGATCCAATCACCATAAGGGCGTCGGCAGATGTGGTGGTGGAGTTGGTAGAGCTGCGGCCGGTGGAGCCGGGATCTGGCGCAGTACCTCAGCGGCTTTGCGGGCTGTTACCGCGTCAGCGTGGTCAGTAAATAGGCCTAGGTATTTCTTTTTGCCGTTGCTGGTGATGTTGGCTAACCATTTGTTATCTCTAGGGCTCCAGGTTACGCCGGGGCATTGGGTTACGTCGTGTTGCCGCGGCTGTGAAGGCGCGCTGCCGTTGCGGGCCTTAAGTTGTAAGTTTCCAATTCGGTTATTTGTTAGGTCACCGTCTATGTGGAACAGCATCCCATCTGGGAAAGCTCCACAGGTATAGAGCCAGGCCAGGTGATGTGCTTGGTATAAGGTGCCGCATATCTTGATTTTCTGACGCCCTGCCGGGTCACCAGCTTTAATGCTCCATGACCCGCCACCTTGTGGAGGTCCGCCGTCGAACCGCCAAAAGAAGCGACCTGTGGCGCTACAATACCACAGGGCGTCCTGTAGCTGCTGTTGTGTAAGTTCTTGAGAATGCATAACCATTGCTCCATGGTCTGAGCTCTTGGAAGGTTGCGCCAGCTGATGAGCTATCAGCAGTTCGGTTGCAGGCCTAGGCGCTGGGTGATTATATGTGCAGATCAAAACGAAGTCACATTCATATCAGTGATGTGGAGTGTTTAGTCAGTTGTTTGATGGATGTCTACGCGTAAGTCATTGATCTACAACGGTAAGCTGGGAGTAATAGACAGCGACGAGAAAATGCGATTTTGTGACTATTTTCAGTGTCTGCGCTGGAAGGCCCATGGTTACTGGCTTGCCGCTCCATTTTAGTTACTAGTCTGTTCTTTATTATTATAGATAGATAGATATATATATATATAAGAAGGAGGAAGAGAAGAGGTATTATCTGTTAAAGTAATGGAAATAGCCAAATCGCTGTCTAGTGACTGAAAATGGCTGCAGTCTTAGTGCGAGTAAGGAGACAGCGTTTTAGACACCATTTTGAGTGTTGTCTATTTTTGGTGTTTTGTGTCTATCGCTTTAGATGGTTCGAAAGAGCTTGCTGGTGTCATGTAGTAGCTTGCTGGTGTTATGTAGTAGCTTGCTGGTGTTACGTATTGATAGCATTATGTAGTAGCTTTACACGGCTAAGTTTTGAGTGCTTGCCAACCTTGGTAAGTCGCTATTTTTTGCGCTCTTTTTGGGCGTAGATATAGGCTGTTTCGAGGTTTTGAGCATCGGGTTAGGCCCGCGCATTATTGGTTAGTCAGTCAGAGTATCCCTTGTTCTGCAACAATCTAAGCCTCATCGTTGCAGAATATGCAACATGCTCAGGGTGACCAGCTTAGCGCCTGGCTGCTGAGCTCTACGCCACCGCCTCAAACGCTGCCAGCCTCATACATTTGGGGGCACATCTGGGGGCACCTAGCAACTAGGCCCTACCCTCCTTGCTTATACATCAACAACTTAGCCGCACTATTCGGTTGACCCTAGAGCAATCGAACAGGGCTCTAGGCTGCGCCAGGCCACCGCGCGGAAACACGCCAGGAAAAACCGTAAGTACCGTTAAAGGAAACGTTTTTGAGTTTTCGGTTTCAGGGTTTGCGTTCCAGGATCGGGGGGTTTAGGCATTTCTACTACATACCCGGTCGATATATTTGCGAACCCAAAAAATTTGAAAAACGTTAATGTATATATTATAGTACCTTTCATCATATACCTAACCTCCGAGAATCCAAGCCATGAAGACTCCAGGATTGCACATCGCTGACGTAATACAGGGATCGAGTAATATGACTGAGATCAAAACGTCACAAGGTAAAGGATGGGTACTTGCAAGGCCTGAGCCTTACCACTACTGGACGCGCCGTTGGAAGCTGGCTTGGATGGTATTTACTGGACGTGCAGACGCACTGACTTGGAGAGGACAATGACACCCACTCAAATTAAATGGGAATCACCTCTCGCTATGGGTAACGCCAGCTTCATGGGACCGGTCTGGGGCCTGGCGATCCAGAAGACACTCATGGAAGCTCACATGAAGAAGTACTTCCCACTTCAGTACCGGATGATGAAGAACTTAGAAAAACAACTACAAGGACCCACGCCATGACGATGCAAACGTACGTTGACTATGAAGGGCGTGAAGTTGAAGCAGCTAAAATTATAAAAGTGGGGAAGCCACCAGGCTACGAACTTGCCTGCGTCCCACTGGTGCATGTACGTATTGAGGGAGGTGACGACTACCACATCGTCGGTGACGTCTTCGCACCCACGTTCGACATGGCTAAGCGAGCTTATATGCTCATCCTCAACGATAAGGAGTACTCAGTGCTCACAGTGAGCAACTTCAACGACGCGTTCACCCTCAGATCCTCGATCGGCAACGCAGCAGATTTCGGCGTTGCCATCAAGCCTAACGTAACTTACGCGAAGTCAGGATCAAGCATCGAAGAACTTGGTGTTAGCGACAGTGCAATCAGCGCTCCAAAACTCTCAGTAATCGAGCCTAGACCTACAGAGCCTAAAATCAACGAGACCGTCGTGGAGATCCTGGAGGAGGCGCTGCGTAGAGCTAAGTCTGGTGAGTTCCAGGATCTGGCGTACGTAGCTGTCAATGGTGATGGTAACCCATGCACTGCGTTCAACGTCGACAACCACGCAGTCACAGCGCTCGCCGGGCTGAGGATCTTGGAGCGTGATATTATGGATCTTCGCATCCACCTGCGAGCGGACATGCTTAAATAATGACAGCCTTCAAACCCACCCGGCCCATCATCGACTACATCGATCTTGATGCTCTCAACATCGACCGGTCGCACATGCCGACGATGAAGGACTTCAACACGCAGTGGGCCAGCCTGGACATCGCAGATAAGTCGACCGTCAAGGCGCTGCTGACCAGCACTACGTTCAAGGACTTCCACAAGGCGACGGGCGCCACCGGCTACAACACATCAGTGGCGATGATGACACCCCCAGCGATGACTGCTTTTTATTTTGGGGTGGTGTGCCGACAGGAGACTGACTCAGCCCGTTCGGTCCTGATCAGGCAGATCATGGAGAAGACCTCACTCGCGGCGATAACACACAAGCATATTGAAGAACTGGTGATGTCAGATAAGGGACACCTCCAGCAGCTAGCCGACCGGCTCCGGGTCGATGGCGATGGTAAGCGAGGTATACTTAAGGAACTCGTGGCCTACGGCATGCAGTCCAAGATAATGGAGGCGGCGCAGCTCGACGAGCATGGAGAGGAGGTCGCACCGGCGGTCTATGGCCTGGCGGACCCCAAGGTTGCGTTCGGCGCCGTGCAGGAGATGAACAAGATGGACCACGAGTACGGCGAGAACGACAAGGCCACAAGCTCTATCGAGTCTCAGGCCGCCCGGGTCCGACGCCTCGCCAGCCAGATGGACACCGCAGCCAAGGATCAGGCCAAGGCCCGAGGCGGCATCGCCAAGGCAGTCACCCCTAGAGATATTATGTGATGAGCCAGTTAAAGGATCTAGACGAACTAGCGATCTGTATAGACATCTCCGCAAGGATGGCACTGTACTCCCTAGCGAAGACTTGCGGAGATGAGGAGATAAAACAATTCTTTGGCAGAGTCAAGGTCTTCCTAGATGAGGAGTATGATTCAGATAAGGTAGCACCTTTGATTGAGGCGTATAAAGCAGCAGCGATAAATCTAACAAATGGCAAAGATGAACATCGAGGAGGTATGTGATGTCACTACGAATTAGGAAAAACGGCGACGTTCTCTGTGCTGCGATTCATGCCGCTGAAGATGGAGACACGTACATCCCAGACGACATAAGCGAGATTTTAACAGGCTGCACTGGGAAGGTTCCTGTACTTGTCACCGATCCCGAGCCGATACACTCGATTCATGGTAAGTGGTGGTGGGCAGGTAGCCCTGGAGCAGCCAGCGTTGAGTTCGCCACTGAGACGCTAGATTTAGCCCAGCAAGTACTGGATATGCCGAGCATGCCGCGATTACCAGAAGCTATCGCTAAGTGGGCCAACGGGCTAGCCGCTGATATATCAAAAGGTAAGGATTAATATGGCTCTACCAATCCCACCACCACCTCACAAAGTACCACCTCCACCCCCAGCCCCTCCGGCCGTAGTCACCGCGCCCGCGGAGCTTGAAGGCCTGCTCGACATCCCGATGGAGGATGAGATCGTACACCAAGGTGAGGACGACGCAGCCCGCGCCCGCCGGCATCAGTCGACGATAGATGCGTTTGTGATGAGATGCTTGAAAAGTTTTGAGTATTTTGCCAAGGCCTGCCTGAAAATCAAGACGAAAACCAAAGGAGTGCAGCCGCTGATCTTCAACGACGCGCAGCGGTATCTAGACTCGGTAGCTAACCTGATGCTTGCCACACATGGGATGATCCGGATCATTATTGTGAAGGGTCGGCAGCAAGGACTGAGTACGTGGGTCGAAGCGAGAGGGTATTGGAAAACGTCGCAACATGAGGGGATCAATGCCTACATTTTGGCCCATGAGGCGCCTGCCACGAAGAACTTGTTCAATATGGCCAAGCGGTACCACGAGCACTGCCCGGCTGAGCTGAAGCCGATCGTGAAGAGGTCGAACGCGAACGAGCTGATCTTCAGTGAGATGGAATCTGAATACGCTGTAGGTACAGCAAAGACCGGAGACACCGGGCGGTCGCAGACGATACAGTTTTTCCACGGCAGCGAGGTCGGCTACTGGGCGTCGGCCGAAGAGATCAGTGATGGAGTCATGGAGGGAATCCCTGAAGGCGAGGGCACTGAGGTGTACCTTGAGTCCACAGCCAAGGGTGTCGGCAACTACTTCCATTCGATGTGGGAGGGTGCGTGCTACGCCGACGACACACCCCCGTCCCACTGGAATGGGTACTGGCGCGTGTTCGTGCCGTGGTTCTGGGAGCCAGGGTATCGTCGCAAGCCGGCGGCTGACTTTGAATTGACTGACGACGAGCAGGAGGTTGTCGATCTTTATAATCTCGACGACGAACAGATGGCGTGGCGTCGGCACAAGATCGCAACCAAGCACGGCGGCGTGGCCCAATTCCAGCGTGAGTATCCGGCCAACCCAGCTGAGGCGTTCAACGCGGACCTCAACAACGCACTCGTGACGCCGGAGGTTGTTCTTCGGGCGATGCGGGCCGGTCGGGAGCATGTGTTCATACCGGTCGGACGGACGATATTGGGGGTGGACGTGGCGCGGGAGGGTGATGACGACACCACGTTGGTGCTGCGTCAGGGCCGCGTGATCTTGTGGTACCGCCGGTTAAGTAAGCTGAAGACACTCGAGGTGGCCAACGAGATAATCATGGCGCTGCGTGAGCACCATATCGACCACGTCTGTATCGATGCGACCGGTGGCTATGGCGCCGGGGTGTATGATGTGTTGGTCGGGTATGGGTTCGGAGAGCGGATAACGCCGGTGGGGTTCGCGGAGAAGGCGATCGAGCGGGAGCGGTATAAGAACCGGCGTACTGAGATGTACTGGCTGCTCAAAGAGTGGCTGGAGGCCGGCGCGGCGATACCGGATCGGGATGAGTGGCTGACTGAGCTCTGCGCGATAACATACATGCACGACCGGACGACCGACCAGCTGCAACTGGAGTCAAAGGCTGAAATCAAGAAGCGGATCAAGAAGTCCACAGACATCACGGATGGGGCGGCATTGACGTTCTGCATGCCATCGACGACAATTGCAGGAGGCTCAGAGAGTAGCTTTGACCCATTTAGTGCTTACGGGCACATCTAGGAGACGACCATGGCTAACCGACCTTTGACTAAAAGAGTAATCTTCAAAACACTGAACGGCCGAGCGATCGTGAACCAACTCGATGGCCGAGAGCGAGCGTACCCGGCGTACCGGTTCGGCGGTCGCAACTTCTTTGAACGCCCTGAAGTACCCGGGCAGACCTACCGTCGCTACCAGGACATTGTGGAGTAAACCATGGCAAATACCGTAATTGAGTATGCAGAGCTGAGAGTTGTAATTGAACCGGAGCTGACGCAAGTCTATGTGCGGATTAACAACCTCAGTAATGACGACTTTCCAGGCGTGCAGGGCTGGCACCATAAATCATTTCCAGCATCGTCTAGCATTCTGGCCATCGTAACTGCATGGGCGGACGGGCTCGAAGACCCAGTTATGTGGCCACAGAAGGCACCTTGACATGATGCCAAGTTACGCACTGTCGCGTGAGCGCCGCCGGAACCGAGAGAAGACCGCAGCCAAAAAGGCTAGCGCTGAGCGTGCTGTGATTGAGCAGTCGATGGCGCAGACCCCTGAAGAGGCGATCGCCGCGGTTAAGGATGCTGAGATCGCAGGGATGGTCGGGAGCGAGTTCGTCCGGCAGTACCCGGGCCATGGGTGGCAGGTCGTGTCTGACATTCAGAACGGGATCGTTAAGATCTACAACGCGCATATCTCAGGGCGGATCGGTTGGATCTGGAAGATGGACGAGATAAACCCTGGCACGTTCGCGCTGGACGTAAGCCGGATCGGCGGTGAGATGTTGGAGCGTAGTGGGCTGAGCCGGACGAGGTTCAGTGAAGCAGCCATCATGGAGATCCAGCGAACTATTAGCGGTGAAGCGAGGATAGACCTGTCGTGACTAAGATAAACCCTGAGGATACCGACCTGGTAATTGAAGACCCGAGTGCTGAGGTCGTAACGCCTGCCGACGTGGGAGGTCACGACGACTCGTTTTGGATCGGCCTTGCCGCGGTCAATCTCGCCACCGGTCAGAATTATCAGAACGCTGCGCTGACAAATCAGTGGGAGCGGAACGCGGACCACTTCAACAATAAGCATTACCGTCGGTCTGCTTATACCTCGAAGTTATATGCAGGTCGCAGCCGGCTGTTCAGGCCGCTGACTCGAGCGGTTGAACGCTCAGGTGCTGCTCAGTTCGCAGCTGCGATGTTCTCGAACCTAGAGATCATCGACATCACGCCTGAGAACGGAGGTGATCCGGAGCAGCTCGCCAGCGCGCGGATGATCAAGCACATCATGAAGTATCGTCTGGAGAAGACGATCCCGTGGTACCTCACCGCGCTCGGCGCCTGGCAGGACACCCGCGTCTATGGGCCATGTGCCACGTATACCACATGGGAGTACCGGGAGCAGAAGGTCGAGGCTGAAAAGGGCGAGTCGTCTGAGTTTACAGAGGCTGAGGTGCTGTCTGACAAGCCGGTGATCGAGATGATCCCACCGGAAGGCCTGATCGTAGACCCGGCGTGCGACTGGCGTGATGCGATCAACTCGAGCCCCTATGTGCTGCGGCTGGTGCCGATGTATGTGGTTGACGTCGAGGATCGGATGAAGGATTCGGATGAGTCTAAGGCTGAGCCGTGGCTAACCTTGACCCGAGAGCAGATCCTCTCGGCAGGCACCGATCGATATAACCAGGTACGACAGGCGCGGGAGGGTGACAACCGCCCGGATAAGTTTGACTCACAGGATCGCCCTGAGTTTAAGATCGTCATGGCGATCGAGAACTACGTCAGGCTTGACGGCAAAGAGTGGGTGTACTGGACGATCGGATCAAATTTGCTGACTCGGCCGATCCCGCTGAAGAAAGCATACCTAGTAGGTCGCCGGCCGATCACATACGGGTTCAGCGTCATCGAGGCGCATAAATTCTCCCCGAGCTCCCCGACCGAGCTGATCTCGCAGGTGCAGATGGCGATCAATGACACTGCCAACCTTCGGATGGATAACGTCCGACTTGCGCTCAACAAGCGCTATATCCTGCGCCGAGGCTCAGCGATCGACCTGGATGCGTTGATGGCGAGCGTGCCTGGCGGTGGCGTTTATACGAACGACGTGGAGCGGGATATCAAGGTCATCACGACCAGCGATGTCACCGCGTCTAGCTATAAGGAGCAGGAACGCCTCGAGACTGAGAGCAACGACATCACCGGATCATTCACTGGGTCGTCGATCCAGAACAACCGCGCGTTGAACGAGACGGTCGGCGGAATGGAGATGCTGGCCGAGGGTAGCAACGCGATCAGTGATTTTGACATTCGGACGTTCGCTGAGACATTCATGAAGCCTCAGCTCGAGTTGCTGATGGCCTACATTCGGATGAATGAGACCGACGATGTGCTGCTCAACATGGCGTTCCAGGAAGGTCGCAAGGTCGCAGGGTTTGAGGCGGTTGAGGGTGAGGACGAGGAAGCCACCAAGAAGCGGCTGATCGAGCGGATGCGCAAAGACGCGATGACGCTGCGAGTCAATGTAGGCCTCGGGGCGACGAGCCCTCAGCGGAAGTCTGACACTCTGACCAGGACAGTTAAATCCATCGCGGAGAACCCAGAGCAGGCCAAGCGGATCGACTGGGACGAGGTTACAATCGAGCAGTTCTCAGCCAATGGGTACGGCGACGGCAAGCGGTTCCTACTTAAGGACGAGGAGGGTGAGTCGGGGCCGACTGAGGACGATGTGCAGGCCGCCTACGAGCAAGGGCAGGAAGAAGCTGCGGACAAGGCCAAGATGGCAGACACCGAGTCCCGTGAGCGCGTTGCGATGGCCAAGCTCGAGGTCGATCGAGAACTCGGATATGCCAAAATCGCGCTGAGTGAAGGCGTCTCAATGAAGACACTTGAGGGTAAACTTCAGATTGAAACATCGAAGGATCGCACACGCCGAGACACTGCGGCGATGCAGGCGCAGAGTCACACCAATGAGCTTGAGTACAAGCGTACAACAGGGGACACAGGCGTATGACCGATATCGATGACACAGCGTACACTGGGAATGACGAGCTAACCGAAGACGCGCGGATCGCTGTTGACGCACGGCAGGCCGCCATGACTACCGACTTAGAGCATATCGTCCAGGCGTCAGAAGGTGCTAAAGAATGGCTCCGGCAGCCCCTCGGCAAAGAGTTCAAGAAGATGATCGCAGTAAATAAGCTCGATGCGATGACTCGAGCAGCGACACTTACAAAGCCAGAAGAAATCAAAGAAGCTCAGTTCGACTTCGCGGTATGGAGCCGGATCGAGACAGTTATCGGGCAGGTCATCGTTGGTGGCCCTGAAGCACTTAAACATCTAGAAGCGATTAGAACGGAGAGCAATGATGCTTAAAACTGACGTAGCTACACCAGCTCTGAACCCACGTACTGCAGCCATGGATGCGATCGCTGCCAGCGCCCGCGAGCGCCGAGATGAAGACGTGGCCGATGACATCTCGCTTGAAGAAATCGCAGGTGTGGCGCCCTCGGTAGCTCCTGCTGTTGAGCCGGCCGACGCAGTCGTAATCGCTGACGAGCTTGACAATGCCGCGCCTGCGCCCGATACTGGGCTTATTGAGCGTGAAGGCCAGCAGTATTTGCAGCTTAAAGTCAATGGCGAAGACCGGGAGATTCCAGTCGCTGAAGCCATCGAAGCCCTCCAAAAAGGGCAGAATGCAGATGTGCAGACACAGGCGGCAGTTACCGCCCGCAAGCGTTACGAAGCGCTCACAGAAGAACTGGCGATCCAGCCGACTCCATCTACCCAGCCGGATGATGCAGACGAGCGGAGAGCTGAA